TTTATCAATCCCTGTAACAAGTGAAGGGAATCAATTAGTATCTGCTGATAACATTAAACTTATTGAGCAGGCTTCAACTACTACCGTAACTATTGTATATGGTGGAGCAGCAGCACAAGATGTTATAACAATTACTCACGCTACTCAATCAAGTGGTCAAGAGATGAGAGATGTTATTCAAAATGCAGTTGTTGAGGCACATCAAACTTCGTGGCATAATGTTGTGACTACAGTAGCACCTACTAAAGCAGTAAGTGGTATTGCTATAGCATAATATAAACCATAGTTTTATTATTAGAGGATGTAAAAAAATGCATCCTCTTTTTTTTCTTTATCTTTGTAAAAAGATCACAAATGATAAACTCGATCAGAAACACTGTACTATCCATTATAAATAAAAATAACTATGGATATATTTCTCCTTCGGACTTTAATCTATTTGCTAAACAAGCACAGCTAGATTTGTTTGAAGATTATTTTTACACGTACAATTTTCAAATCAACAAAGAAAACGCAAGAAGATCAGGAACAGGTTATGCTGATTTAAAGAAAGGATTAGCAGAAGTAATTGAATCTTTTTCGGTTAGTGCTGACCTATCACAAAACTTAGGGAATACTTTTATTGTACCGACAGCAGCTACTACAGGTAGTGATTACTATCTTATCAACAAAGTATTGTTTAATACCGGAGTGGCAGGAACCCCTTTAAGAGAAATGGAAAAGGTAAACCATACTAAAATAACCATGCTCAACAACTCTTTACTTACAGCACCTAACGAAACTTTTCCTGCGTATACTTTAGAGGGAGATCTTATTACTGCATATCCTGCCACTATAGATGGTAGTGGGACTCAAAAGGTTAACTGTCAATACTTTAGGTATCCTAAAGATCCTAAGTGGACCTATGTAGTTCTTGCAAGTGGAACACCTGTATTTGATTCTACACAACCTGACTTTCAAGATTTTGAATTACCTTTATCTGACGAGCCATATTTGGTAGCAAAGATATTAGAATACGCAGGTATATCTATAAGAGAAAATGAAGTTTATCAATTTGGTAAAACAGAAGAAACACAAAACATTCAAGAAGAAAGTAGATAACAATGGCATATTTAACTCAGTATCAATACTATGAAAATGCAGGAGTAGCTCCTACAAATACTAATTGGGGTTCATACCAATACGTTAGTTTAGAAGATGTTGTTAACAACTTTATGTTAATGTATAGTGGCAACCACGAACTAATAAACAACGAAGAAAGATATAAGATTTTATTCCATGCTAAAAGAGCAATACAAGAATTAAACTATGATGCGTTTAAAGAAATTAAAACATTAGAGCTTACAGTATGTGATTTAGTAAGGTTTGTTCTTCCTTCAGATTATGTTAATTGGGTAAGAATATCTTTATATAAAGATGGTGTTCTAAGACCAATGACAGAAAACATTCAAATAAATGGAGCGAAAGCATACCTACAAGACAATGATTGTAATATATTGTTTGATGTAAATGGCAATGCACTGTCTCCTCAATACTCACAGCTTGACTTTGATAGAATAACAGGGTCAAAGAAAAGTATTTACCTTAACAAACAAAGCCCTTATGACGGAAGAGAGGGTTACTGCTGTGATGGTAATTGGTATTTTGATTATGCTATAGGTGCTAGGTATGGTTTAAATACTGAGACCGCTAACAATAATCCCACATTTAGAATTGACAATAAAGCAGGAGTTATTAACTTTAGTTCGGAAATGTCAGGAGAAACTTGTATATTGGAATATGTTTCTGATGGTATGGAAGGCGGAGTAGATGCAAACATTACAGTTAACAAGTTGTTTGAAGATTTTATTTATGCATATATTCAATATGCTATTTTAAATAGTAAGGTTGGAGCACAAGAGTATATAGTGCGTAGAGCACAGAGAAATAAATCAGCTTTACTTCGTAATGCTAAAATCAGAATCAGTAATATACATCCGGGTAGACTCTTAATGAATCTACGAGGAAGAGATAAATGGATAAAGTAATATGCCTAATTTAAAAAGGAATTTTATAAAGGGTAGAATGAACAAGTCTGTCGATGAGAGACTTGTGGCTAACGGAGAATACATTGATGCAATGAATGTCCGACTTGGTTCTACTGAAGAGACAGAGATTGGTTCAGTAGAAAACTCCAAAGGAAATTTACTTGCAACCCCTGCTCTTATATCTTTTAATGGATATGATCTTAGTACATCAGCAAGATGCATAGGAGCTTATGAGGATGGTGTAAATGAAACTTTATATTGGTTTGTAACCGATCCTTCATTCAATGTAGCAGGAGCATCTACAGGTAAGTTAGATTTAATTCTTTCTTTTAATATCCAAACAAATATTGTTACCTATCATGTAATAAGTATTAATGATGGGGGCGGAGTAAACACAACATTAAACTTTAATTCAAAGTATCTTATTACAGGAGTAGATTTAATAGATGATATGTTGTTTTTTACGGATGACCTAAATCCTCCTAGAAAAATAAATGTTACTAAAAGCTATCCTGCTCCGACTACCGCAGGAAGTATTGACGATGCTAATTTAGCTGAAGACATATTGGTTATTAAAGCACCACCTGTAGCTTCTCCTAGCTTTACTTTGTTTAATTCAGGATCTCAAGATAATTTCTTAGAAAATAGATTTATTTGCTTTGCATATAGATATAGATATGAAGACAATGAGTATAGTGCCACATCACAATTTTCAGATGTAGCTTTTTCAAGCAAACCCTTTGGGCTTAATTTAGGTACTTTCTTGAATGAAGGGATGATTAATCTTTTTAATACGGCAGAGGTTACTTACAACACAGGAGGACCGTTAGTTAAAGGAATTGATTTGCTATTTAAAGAAGCTGATAATACAACTATTCGTGTTATTGAAAAGATTGAGAAGTTTGAGAATGGAGTTCAAGTAATATCTGATAATATTGATGCAACATTTGAGTTTGATAATAGCCGTATATATACGGTATTGCCTTCATCAGAGATATTAAGACTATATGACAATGTGCCAAGATTTGCAAAAGCCCAAAGTATAATGGGTAATCGTTTGATGTATGGAAATTATGTAGATGGATACAATTTAATAGACAAGAACGGAAATGATTTAAGGCTTAATTATGTTGCAGAGCTTCATACTGATGCTATAGACTTAACAGATATACCTCCATCAGCTATAAACAAAAGCTCTTTTCCGTCTTATATAGGGGGAGCTACTCCAACAAATTCACAATTAAATATAAATTTAGCAGGTCAAACTCTCTCTCAAGGATCCACTCTTTTTATTTCAATTACTTTTACTCATAGTAATTTTGGAGGTCCCGGAGCAGCACCTGTTGAAAAAACAACCAATAAAACCATAGCTTTAACTTTTAATTTACAGCAAGACTACGCATCAGTTCAAGCAATGGTAGATAGTCCTGAATTTAGGGATGCAGTGGGAGATGACACTAATATTGACACAATGGCTAATGCTTGTGTTGGCTCTACTCTTACAGATCGAATGAGGTGTGCATTACCATTAAACTTAAATGCATATACTAAGACCAATACAGGACTAACGGGATTTTCACCCTCCCCTAATAGCGAGGGGATGTGGCAACCTACAGCAGCAGGATCAAATGTGATAAAAATTCCTTTGTTAGCCGCTTTATATGTAAATGGAGCCCAAAATGTTTTTGAGTATTATAAAATAGTTACAGCATCAGCACAAATATACAATACCACAAATGCAAAAAGTCTACATAGTGATAGAGATTATGAAGTGGGTATTGTGTATATGGATGAATTTAATAGGGCTACTACTGCATTAGTGAGTGATCAAACAAACACTGTTCATGTTCCGTGTGCTAATTCAGATTTGCAAAATCAAGTAAAGGTTATTATTGATCAAACTATGCTTGCCCCATCATGGGCAAAAAGGTATAAGTGGGTAATGAAACAAGACCAAGATACTTATGAAACTGTTTTTTCACAATTTACTGTTAATGATCCTAACAGTAACTATGTGTGGTTTTTACTTGAAGGAGAGAACGCAAACAAAGTTGCTGTTGGAGATAAGTTAAAAGTAAAGACAGATAGTAATGGAGCTGTTAACACTTGTGTGTTTACAACTGTGTTAGATAAACAAGCACAGCCTGAGAATTTTTTATCACCATCAACTCCTTCACCGCCTTCACCATTGTCTACGGCAGGCGTGTATATGAAATTAAACCCAAACAATTTTGCAGTTAATGTATCTGTTACTAATTCGTCTGTTGATTATGGCAGTGAAACAATAAAGCGAGGTGATAGTTTTAACCCTATTACGAGTAATCCTCCTGCTATGGCTTATACTGTAAATAGCGAGGTTGGAGGTGTTTATGTTGATGATGAGGTTCCTGTCGGAAGTAGAATTGAAATGTTTATTGAGTTTAGGTTAGACGGAACACTATTTAGTGGTTGTGAGAAAAATATATATACCATTGACAAAACTTATATTGCGAACTCATCTTATCCTAATTTAGCTGATTGGTTTTTTGGGGATAGTATTGATGTAACACAAGGGGTTTCTGATGTAGATCAAGGAGTTGTTCCTAATGGTAATTTTATTTCAGGATTTGGAAGCACTACTAATGTTTCAGGTAATCCTATTCCTGTTCCTATACCTAATGGAACAGCCTCACCAACTCAGTTTAAGTCGGACACTTCTATAAATAAATACGGCTTTGTTAGGCAAGTACAAAACAATCAATTAGTATTTGCTTTAACTTCAGGAACAGAATCCTGCTTAGCACCTCTTAATGATGATGCTAAATCACACATTACCTGTCATATAAAACTATTTAAAGCAGGAGAACCATTTGTATTTGAGACTGAGGCTAAGGATACTTCGCCTGATATATTTTATGAAGGAGCTATGTCGTATCCTATTGATGCTAATGGCTTTCACTTAACTACGAATCCTTCTGAACCTAACAATATAGATCAAGATGCTACCACAGCAGGAGTAGCTTATCTTGACTTCTTTAACTGTTTTGCTTTTGGGAATGGAGTTGAAAGCTATAAGATTGAGGATTCGCTTATAGGTAAATCATTTGCTCTTGGCAATAGAGTAACTGCAGTAGCAGCACAAGACTATAAAGAAGCTGATAGATTTGCAGACATCACATATAGTGGTATAGTAAGCGGTGTGAGCAATGTAAATAAACTTAATGAGTTTAATCTTGGGCTAGCCAACTATAAGTCCTTAGAGGAGTCGTATGGATCGCTAGAGATATTACACGCAAGGAAAACAGACTTACTTGCTTTACAAGAAGATAGAATATCTTTTGTTCAAGTAGGAAAGAACTTGCTAAGTGATGCAGTAGGTGGTGGAGCAGTAACCTCAGTGCCTGAAGTGTTAGGTCAGCAAATAGCAAGACCTGAAGAGTATGGTATAAGCCATAACCCTGAGAGCTTTGCAGTGTATGGATACGATAAATACTTTACCGATGCCAAACGTGGAGCAGTATTACAGCTAAGAGGAACATCAGGACCTAATGAAAACTTAATTGTAATATCTGAGGCAGGTATGCGTAGTTGGTTTAGAGACCTGTTCAATACTTCTTTTAATACACAAAAGCTAGGAGGATACGATCCTTATATGAATGAGTTTGTATTATCATCCAATGATACGCTTTTGCCTAGCGTTAAAGATTGTATTGTTTGTGGAAAAGGAAAGCAAATATCTGTTCAATCAGGAGCACCCTATACTTTTTGTGTAGATTTTTCAGGTAATGTGGGGGATGTGGTATTAGCATATAACATTACGTCAGGTATAGCAAACATATCTGTAACATACAATGGTGTAACCACAAACACAGGGAGTGTTACCGGAGCAGGTACATTTACTTTTTCTAAAGATGTTGTGAATGTAAATACTGCAAGCATAACAATTACAGCAATAGATGGCAATGCTTCTTTATCACTAGAAACGCCTTGCCCGATTCGTACAGAGATGGAGATAATCAAAATAGTTCTTACATCAAATGTAAATGCTAATGAGTCTATTCACAATCAGTTTAGATATACAGCAGGAACATATGTGTCTCGAACTAATTCTTCAGGTATGGTTTTCAAATCAGGATCAGCCACACCAATCGTTAGTGAGTACACAAGATTAAAAGGAGCTAAAGGGGATGGTATTATTCCTACTATTGGAAGTACAGTTACTATGATTAGTAGTAAGCAAGGTTTTGACAACTTCGTATTCGATACCAACAATAGCAAGTTTAGATTTTTAAGAAGCAATACTTTATATGATGGAGGTTCTTTAGCTGACATGACTACTATGATTGCTGCATCTACTCAGGCATTACCACTTGTCACTACAAGAGCACCTCAGCAATACTCTGCTGACTTCACAATGCCTGCAGGAACAGAAACATATTTATATCTTATATATGACTATAGAGATATTTACCAATGGGGACTATGCTTTGATGCATCAGTGGTATTGGATGTGTGTTGTAACTGTACACATAATTGGTATCTAGTTAGAAATTCAGCCGATGCTGAAGAAGAATACTTTGCACAATCAGCAGTAGCATTAGTTATTGGAACACATTATAAATTAAGAGGACTAGGAGATAGATGTTTTGAAGTAATTAGCACAACAACTACTCGTCCAACACAAACAATAGATGTAGCTTGTACACCATAAAAAAATAAAGAATGGCAGCTTTTGGAACATATTATATTGATGCACCAACCCTAGAGGGAGCAACCGCAGTATATACAGATGCAGCACTAACAGTGTGTGCTACAGATGGAGTATATTCAGATGGCATTATATATCGTCAACAAACCTCTTGCTCATTGGGAGCACCGCTAACTTGCCCAAGTTGTGTGGGTGCTTGTACAACTCCTATCGCAGGAACAGGAGCACAAGGTGTTTACAATGTGGCTTTCAATGTAGGTACAGGAACGGGAGCAGTGATTATAACTTTCACTCCTACAGGAGCAGCAGTCCCTAGTGCATTACAAGCTACATTTGATGGAGCGATATACAATGCTTTTAGTACAGCAAACTTTGGATATAAAGCAGGAACTGCAGGACTGCCTACGTTTGTAGGTGATACAGCAGCAGACTGTGGTATTGTAGCGGGAAGCCCTTATACATTAACTGAGTATAGTTATTCAGGAGGTGTCTTTTCAGCTACAGGTAGTACTGTTGTTAAGACAGTAGTTGCAGGTCAGATGCAAATGACTGTAGGTGTTCCGGGAGCTTGTGTAATGGTAGTGCCCAAAACAAGTCTTACTGCTAACTTAGATATTGAGATAACATCTCCATGTGGTACGCCACCTGCTTGGTCTATAGCGGCCACTTGTCCTACAGCACTAACAGGCTTTTCATCTACTACAGATGTGTCAGCCACTTCACTTGCTGCGTGTGCCTTGGCTACACCAACAACTTATTACAATGCCCCTGTAACGGGGACGGCAGGTAATCCAAACTTATATGATTGGATATTCACAGATGTTAACGGACAGTTTCCTTTGGCATCATTTAAAGGTGCAGGATATTATCATTGGGATGATGGTAGTGCTGCAGGTAGATGGATACAAATAGATAGTAACAGTGTGGTAATAAGCACAGGAGCTTGTTAAATTAAAATACAATGGCAAAGAAAGGAAGAACAAAAAACAATAAGATATGCCCGGCAGGAATAGCATGGGCAAAAAGAACTTTTGATAGATACCCGTCAGCTTATGCAAATATGGCTGCGAGTAAATATTGTAAAGACCCTAACTACGCAAAAAAAAGTAAAAAAGATGGATAAGAAAAAACTACAAAAAATTTCAAGTGAATTGAAAAAAGCATCTGCTCTGCATAAAGGTCAAGCAGCAAAGATTGATAAAATGCTAAAGAGTATGAAGCCAACTAAAAAAACGAAACGTGGGTGAGTTAAAGAAATGGAGAGATGAGAAGTGGGTTCGTATAGGAACTGATGGTTCAATACTTGGAGCATGTGGCACGAGTAAGAATAAAAAAAATCCTGACAGATGCTTACCTTTGAATAAAGCAAAGAGTATGACTAAAGCTGAAAGGAGAAAAACTGCTCGTAAGAAAAAGAGAGAGGGTAAAAGAAAACAGTTTGTGTCTAATACCAAAGCAGGAAAAGTAACAAGAAGATGAAAGCAGATAAATCAAAGATGGCTTGTAATAAAGTTAGACCATCATACAAGCGAGGAAAGAAGAAGATGGTTAAAGCCTGTGAAGGTGGCAAAGAGAAACTTATTCACTTTGGTGCTAAAGGTTATGGACACAACTATTCATCTGCTGCAAGAAAAAGTTTTAAGGCACGACATAAATGTGGTACAGCTAAGTCAAAGCTAACTGCAAGGTATTGGGCGTGTAAACATTTATGGGCAGGCAAGGGTGGCTCAACGAAGAGTTCTCCATCAACAAGACGAGGTAAATATTAAGATATGTCACAAGAATATACATTAACATACAGCGAGAGTGCAGGAGGGTTTCCTTCTTTTTATTCATACATTCCTGACAAGATCATAGGAATGAATAACTATCTATATACTTTTAAGCAAGGTAATTTATATAGACATAATGTTAATTCAGTTAGAAATAGTTACTATGATTTAGTAGCTGAATCATTACCATCTTCAATCACCTCTGTATTTAATGCTAGTTCATTAGAGAATAAGTTATTTAAAACAATAAGCCTTGAGTCAGATGATGCGTGGAAGGCTGCGTTAAGCACTGATATTCAGAGTGGTGCAAACATAGATAGCACATTCTTTGAAAAGAAAGAGGGGGCTTGGTATGCGTACATTAGAAATGTATCGTCACCTTATGCAGCTCCTGCGGCAGCTAGTGAGTATGATCTGCGTTCACTTAATGGTATAGGAAATAGTAGTAATATTCAGGCAGGTGTTCCTGCGGCAGGATCAGCTACTATCTCATTTGCTCTTACGACAAATATCGGAAGCATTCTAAGTATAGGTGATTATTTTTATTATGCTCCTCTTGTAGCCCCGGGTCCACCTCCAACTCATAGTGCGCCTGTATATGTAGGGCAGGTTACTGCTATTAATATAAATTTAAGTGGTGGTATTAATGATGTGATTATAGATACTTCTCCTCCTCCTCCTTCAGGAGGAACTCAACCATTGCCTGCAAACCCTGCTTTCTTTTTGTATATCAAGAACTTAGTAGCTGAGTCACATGGTATATTAGGTCACTATTGTGAGTTTACTTTAACCAATGAAAGTACAACCGCTACAGAATTATATGCAGTAGAAGCACAGGTAATGAAAAGTTATCCTTAAAATTTCTTATCTTTGTGTGTAAATGCAATTAAATATAATACCACTCGAACATCATCATTACGATACAGTGCTTGTGCAGTGGTGGAAAGATTGGGGTTGGGTTCCGCCTAAGCGTGATTTTTTACCTAACGATGGCACAGGAGGAATGATGGTATTAGATGGAAAGATTCCTGTTTGTGCAGGGTTTATGTACGCCACCAATTCTAAAGTAGCTTGGGTGGATTGGATAATCTCAAACAAGGAGTATAAAGATAGAGTAAAAAGAAAAGAGGCTTTGATGTTATTAATAAATACCATAACTAATGTATGCAAGAACACAGGCTTCACATATTCTTATGCTCTAATTAAACATAAGGCATTAATAAAAACATATGAGGAGTTGGGATATACAAAGGGAGATGAGTACAATTCAGAAATGATAAAAGCATTATAATATGGCAGCAGTAACAACAGCAGTGATAGGAGGGGTAACGGCAGGAGCAGGAATCATTCAAGGCATTCAACAAAACAAATTAGCTAAACAAGCAGCCGTTGCTGCTGAGAAGTCAATGGCTGAAGCAAAAAAGAACATTGGTATTATTGAGAGTGAGGCTCGTACCGTTTCAACTATACCTGTAGATACCATGCGTAGACGTTCAGACATTTTTGATGCCGCCCTACTAGAAAGGGCAGGTGATCCAAGAGGTATTGCCGCAGTAGCAGGGCAGCTTTCTCAGTCTAAAAGTGAAAGAGAAGCGGATATAACAAGAGACTTATCAAAGGAGATGCAGGATATTGAGAAGGATGTGATATCTGAAAAACAAGCCGCTAGTTCAGCAATAGCTGATATTAATTTATCAGAAGCAAACAGGCAAAGACAAGAACAGATGGCAGCAAGAGAAGCAGCTATGAGTTCTTTTGAAGGTGCTTTAGGATCACTTGCAGGTGGTGTATCAGGCTTTGCAGACATTAAGAATCAAGAAGAGCTTATGGATTTAGAACAATTCAAAGCAGATACTGATAGGTTGGCAGCAAGCGGATTATATTCAAAGGGATAAATAATATTTTATAATGGCAAAGACAGACAACACAAATCCTAGAAGCTACAAGAGAACAGTAGATTGGGGTGCTATAGGTAAGCAGTTTACTGATGCTATAGTGGATATAAAGACCAAGCAAACTGAGACAGCAAAGAAAGGCTTTGAGGCACAGAAAGAACGCACCAAGATAGAGAAGGAGAGAGAGGATAAAAGACAAACATATGCAGAAGAAGAAGCGGCTTATGAAGGTCAAGCACTAGCAGAAAGATCAGGTGTGCGAAGTGTATTTGTAAATACTCCAAGCCTTCAGCAGATAACATTGGATATTACAAACCAAGCTGTGAAAAAAAGAAATGATATGTATGAGCAGTTTAAGAAAGGTAATATTAGTGAAAGGGATTGGTTGGTTACAAGGCAAAATGTAACTGATGGCTTTAAGACATACTTTGGTTTAGTTAAAGATTATGGTGCTGTAAAAGAAAACGCTGAAAAATCAATAGCTGCAGGAGGATCTCAAGCTATTACAGAATATTTTGTAGGTCAGCTTGAGTCATTGCAAAATACAGAGAACCTAGACGTATCATTCACAGAAAATGGACAATGGAATGCAACTTATGGAAATGCTGCTCAAGGAAACAAATCAACCACTGTTCCTTTAGCACAGCTAAATGTTTTTGGTAGGGTAAACTTTGATGGTTTCAATGTTGAGGAGGTAGCCTCTAATATAGATAAACAAATAGGAACGACATTAAAAAGAACTAAAAAGTCACAAACACAAGGGAAGGTATATGGAGAAAAATTAGAGTTGTTACTTACAGAAAAACTAGAAGGACCTGCTAATGCTCCTACCACAGCCGCACTTATTATGGATACATTGAATGGTACAGAATATAGTCCTGAAGGTGGTTTTAAGTTGGTAATGGATGAAGATGAATACACTGAGGATGGAAACAATATTTTAATTGTAACGGAAACAACAACGGGAGTTCCTACATTTCAGATACCTGAGAATGCCATGGCAAGTGCAAGAGAGTATTTATCTGAAAGAGTTAAGAATCTTGAAAATAGCAGCTACCAATACTTACATAGTTCTAAACCAAAGGAGTCATATAAAATGACACCTGTGGACTATAACAAGAAATCACAGATCATAGAGATTAGGGACTTGTTACAGGATCAGGCAGAGTTTTATGATGCTAGTGCGTTAGAGCAAGGGCTTACTAAAATATTTGGTGGTGAAGATTTTGAAGTTCCAACAGAAGAAGAGATAAGACAGCAGGCTGCGGTAGCTAAAACAATAGTGGATGATGGAATGTTTGAAAAAGGATTGGGACCTACCATAAAAATAAGGAACGGAAAAATTTCAATAGGCTCAGGGAAATTAGATTAATCCTGAATAAATTAATTTATGTTTTAAATAATGGATGAATTAGAAAAACTATATAGAACTCTAAGAGAGGAAGGTTATTACACCAAATCATTTAGTGAGTTTAAATCTCAATGGGATGATGGTGAATACAAACAAAAAGTTTTTGATGTCGTTTCTAACGATGGTCTATATACAAAAGACTTTAATTCTTTTGCTACTCAATATGGAGGAGGAAATGTTATACAGGATTTATCTGTAGTGCAAGAGGTTGAGGCTGAAGTTCCTGTTGCTGAAAAGGCAGGTACTATTATTGATTTTTCAAGATTTAAAAAAAAAGACAATACGGAATCAGTATCGGCAAATGGTTCATCGGCATCACCAAAACTTACTACAGTTGAGGAATTTAAAGAGATGTATATGGGTAAAAGTGACCCCATAACAGTAGAAGAAGCAAGTAAAAAAATAGATTTTAATTCTCTTAAAACTGCAGAAGAACAGGCGACCTACTCCAATATGGATGACGAAACAAAAGGCACATACAATGTTTTATCAGATGAAATAAATAGACTTCAAACAAAACTAAACGATCAACTCAAACAACCCTCTAATCCTTTTCAAGAGCAGTCTATTGCTAAAACTAAAGAGCAGTTAACTTTTAATAAAAAAACAAGAGAGCTACTATATAATCAAAACAAACCTGTTGATCCTATACTTGGGCCACAAGATGATGTAAATTGGTTTAGTGAAAGTGTAGAGAAAATAGTTAACCCAAGATTAATAGGGGGCGAAGGGTCATTGTCGGGAGGTATAGAAGAAACAGTAGTATCTCAATTAAATTACACCTTTGGTGATTATGGTTTTAAATTTGAAGAGGCAGATTACTTGGGTGATGGTATGAATGTATCCACTGCTACAGGTGAAAAGATCTATATTGACTTGGATAATTTTACAGATGCCAATGATAAAAAAGAATCCGAGAAACTAAAAAAGTTTTTATACGACAACAAAAGATCTAGTGAGCTTGCATATTCTATGGATAAAGGTCCTATAAACAAAACCAAGAAATATAGAAACGAGAAAGAGCTGCAGCGTGAGATGAAAATGTTTCAATATAAAACAAATGAATTTGAAAAAAAGACTCAAACCTTTATAGATAAAAAAACATCCTTTGATGAAAAAGTAAAAGAATTTAAAGACAAGGTTCAACAAGAGGGTGCTACTGAAGCTAATATTTTATTGCAAGAAAAACTTATTCAAGAGGAGGAAGAGTTAAATAAAGAGTCTAATATCCTGCAACAAGAACACAATAATTTTTCAGAAAGAGGACAGGAGATAGATAAGCTCACAGCAGAATATTATAATGTTCTTGCAGATAGAGGAGGTTTCCTTGGGATTACAAAGTCTATGTTTACGGAAGGAGTGGGAGAGATAGTGGCAGGGGCAGTAGAGATAGGTAGAATGCTACCTGAAATAGTAGATGATTCTCTAACATTTATTTCAGGTAATGCCTTGAAAGGTTTAGGGTATGTTACAGGACAAGAGATTGAGATGGATGATTTTAATATCATTCCGAGTTCATCCCTTGTAGATAACTATGAATATTATCTTTTAGAGGCAGCAAAAGAAAAAGGATACAAAACTATTGAGGAGCTTCCTATAAATGTTAGAAATGAAATAGACCGCAAACTTAGGGATAAAGCAATTAAGACACAGTTATATGGAAAGAAAGGACAAAGCAATCCTTACTCTCAATATACCAATCAGTTATTGAAAGACAGAAGTGGAGGCGTATTAGATAATATAAGAGAAGGTTTTAGAACAGCATTAGGAGAGACATCAACAAGACAGTATGATGAAGACTTTCAAAACTCATGGTTAGGTCAAGTGTATGCAGGAACTATTAAGTCTATGCCTGCTATCTTATCCTTGTTTTTAAATCCTGTATCAGCCGGAACTAAAGCAAGTACAATAGCAAAGAGAGCGTTGAATCCAAAAGAAAGTTGGGCATTGATATTTCAATCTCAAGATGCTATCAATAATCAAATGAATACTGCTGAGTTTGAGGATGTAAGTGAAACAGAGAAGCTAGCGGTTTCAGTTCCTCTTGCTTTAACCACTGCCACCTTAGAGAACATTGGGTTTAGAAATATGAGTAAGTTAAAAGGTTTTAGTAATGGTATATTATTAAGAGCTCTAAGTAAGACCGGAGGTAAGAAAGTGGCAGCTAAAACATTTGAACAAATAGTTAAGAATGAAGTTAAAAGTTTAACAGCAAAAGGACTTCTTACTATGGGTGCTATGGGAGCGGCTGAGTTTGAGACAGGTCTTGCTCAAGAGTTTGCAGACGTTACAGTTAAACAAATTTACAATTCAGTTAAAGGATCTGAAATGTTTAAGACTCCTGAATCATTAGCTGAATACACTTTGCAGTTATTAAATAGTGGTGCTCAAGAAGCAGTAGGTGCACAAATTTTAGGTGTGCCCAAAACTATTTCTGTGTTGGCAAGTAAAAATGATTTGAAATCTGCTGATAATGCGACATGGAATTTATTTACTAACTTAAATAACAAGCCTACGTTTTTAAATTTATTTGAAGAGCATTTAAAAGTAGAGGTTGCTAGTAAAAGAATGAATGCTGTAGAAGCTAAAAGGGTTTTTGAAACTTATAAGAATACTACTCAGGCTTATGAGCAAATACCAAAGGATATGTCACGTGAGGCTCAGAAAGAATCTGTTGATTTGATAATGAGAAGACAAGTATTAGAAGAAAGTAAAAGAGATAAGAACCCTAATCTTGTTGTGCCTATTGACAATGAGATACAGGTAATAGACAATAGGTTAAAAGAAATATCAGAACAAGATGCCGTTCAAAAGCAAAGCACAGGAGAAGTGGATGCGGATCAACAAGCCACGGATGCACAAACAGTGGAGACAGGAACACCCACAACAGAGTCTCAAGAACTTACCGGAGAGGAACTCCAAGATCAGGAAGCAGATGCAGTCGAAGGGGTAACACAATTTACTCAAGAGCAAGTTGAAGAAATCAATGCTTTACCTGATGAAGAAGCTCAAACATTTACCACTTCATCTTTAGAAGAAGTTCCTGCTGAATTTAGGGACAGGGCTGAGTTAATAGGTGAAACGAAAGTAACAAAGAAAATTTTAGGATTGCCTATAGGTAAAACAACGACTACTCCACAATACAGATACGAGGTAACAGGGAAAGAATTAAAAGACTTTGTAAATTCAACATCAGCACAAATTACCACACAACAACAAGCAGAGACAGTAACGACTCCTGTTGCTGAAGAGGTAGTAGAGGAGACACCTGTTGAAGAAGTAGTAGAGGGGGCTCCTGTTACTGAAGAAGTAGTAACCGAAGAAAACCCTACTACACAGGAAGCAGATGAGATAGCAGTAGAAGATGCGGAGGGACAAGCTGCAGTTGAGCAAGCTGCTATTGAAGAGCAGATGGACCTACAAGAGTTAATGGAGCTTGCTGAAAACACCTTAGAAATTGAGATCCCTAAGAAACAAAAGATTGCAATACTACAACAAGAGCTAGAAAATTTAATAGAACAAAAAGAGATTCTTGAGCAAAGCTCTGAGTATCAGATAGCTGAGTTAATGCCAAAGATTTTACCTGAGTCGGCACGTGCAGAGACAGGAGGCAAGGTAGGAACAAAGCAAGATGTGTCTATAGGTCTTACAAGTAAAAAAGGAGTAACTGTAGAAGCTGCTGCAGAATATCTTGGTACAGATGGAGCCCTAAGAGATGCTATAGGCTACACTTTAGATGATGATATTATAAGACAAGTTATTATTGATGTTCTTCTAAAAGGCAAGAAAAAATATCAACAAGAGATATTAGGTAATGTTAATGAGAGCATAAGAGAGACAAAGCAAGAGATAACTGCTACTAATAAAGGAACTAAGCTAAGAAAGAAAAGAAAGGGACAGGCTGTCGAGGCAGGAGTACAAGAAGAAATAGATAATGTGATTAAGATATTGCAAAAATCATTTCCATCAGTTACTGTATCTCAAACGCAAGAAGCGTTTAACGAAGCATTAAAAGAGGAAGGTGTAAGAAGACATCAGTCAGGAGGCACTACTATACTTGGTATAACTAAAGATGGTAAGATAATACTTAATCCAAACAATCAGTCAATGGCTACTGCCATACATGAGTTTGGTCACGTATGGATGGACTACCTTAGAGCTGAAGAGTCAGGCACAAAAGGAACGGTGCTTCTTAACAGAGGGATGAAGCTAATGGATGATCCTACCAACCCTTACTACAAGCAAGCATTAAAAGAATATGGTGAGTATGATAGTGATAACAACCTAACCAATAAGGACTTGGTGTTAGAGGAGGCTTTGGTTGAAGCAATGGCAAACAAAGGAGAGTCATATGTAAAGGCAGCTAAGAAATCAAAGTTCATGTCATGGTTAAAGTCATTGTTTAAGTTTGTTAAAGCAAAGCTAACACGATCAAAAAATCTTGATGTAAACAAAATAAAAGACCTGAACTTAGATGAGTTTATTGATGTAGGTATAGCTGACTTATTTTCAGGTAAGGAAGTAAGTATAAAGTTTGATCCTACTATAAATAAAAAGGAGGCAAGAGCAAGAGCTATAAAAAACGGGGAAAAATTTGTAAGGGAGGCAAGAGCATTAGGAAAAAAAGATGCACAAATTGCTCAAGTGTTAAAGACGTTTGGATTAGAACAAAAAGATATTGACAGCCTGTTAGGTGTAAAGAAAGAAAAGAAAGCAACTGTAAAAAAATCACCTTCAGCAGCTAAAATATTAGGTAAGCCAAAGCCTAAAAAGGTAACGGCAAATGAAATGACATTGCTCAAAGAAAAGCTGAGAGCCATTGCAAAAGAAACAAGAAGTGTAGGGGCAGCAGTAAATAAAATACGTAAAGAGTTACAACGTGAGATAGCACAAATAGGTAAAGGAAGAAAGGTAGAACTTTCACCTGTGATATTAACTAGGGTAACCTCACGTATTAATAAAGCAAAGTTATTTACTAAAGAAGGAACGCTTAACAATGAGATGATTGATGAGATCGTTCAGTACATTGATGAGCAATACACTACCCTTGAAAGGAAAAAAGAAAATGTAGCTCTTAACAAAAAGAGAAAGACAGCATTAAAAAATATTATGTCCGGCAAGTTGGGAGTGCCAAAAGTAATAACGAGACAAATGCAAAGATTGTTTGCGGCAGATTCCATTCTTATTCCTAACTCATCTTTAAATAAATATAAAGCTCTAGTCGAATCCATAGGAGAAAGAACTAGCGTTTTAACAGTGGATGAGGTATCACAAGTAGAAAGACAAGTTGATTCTATATTAAAAGATCTTGACCTCAGAACATCTCAAATAGATATATATGCTGAGATGTATAAAGACTACGATAAAAAAGTAAAGAATGCTGATGGAAGTATTAGCTATTCTAAAACCATAGATAAGATGGTGGATGATGCTGAACTTAATTTATCTACCGAAGATGCTGCACTAATGAAGAAGTTTAAAAAAGAAATACTTCCTCCGCCTGAACCAAAAACTAAAGAAGAAAAACAAAAAGAAGAAGAAGAAGCAGCAATAGAAAAAGAATTATTTCTTGAAGAGATTGGAGAACTGAGTATAAAATCAGACAAGCTAACAACTAGAGATGAGAGAAAGGTTGCTAATAAATTAAATAAACTTATAAAAACAGACGGAGTAAAAGACCTGAGCAACAATGATTTAAAAAAATTAATAAAGATCATTGACAATATAAATAACGGATGGCTTCCTCACCTATCACAAATAATGGTAGAGAAGATCAACAGTAATAATAGATCTAAAATAGTTTCATCAGCTCTCCGAGCAGCTAAAGTATTTAGTCCTCTTCAACAAGCTAAAAAATTAAGAGCCTTACTTAATACTCAGCTAAGTCCTGAAGGAAGAAGAAAGAATAAAATATATCAAGCAGTGTCAGTGCGTTCACTTAGTTACATAGACTCAGTGATAGGGCTAAAGGGAAGAGAGATATTTAAAAATATATTCGACTCAACAGCTAAAGCGTTTACAAATTTTGATTCAGACAACAACAAAGTAAACAAGCGTATAGATGAAGCATTAAATAAAATATCAAAATCATACAAAAATAACAACAATAAAATACATGAGGCAAAGGCACGTATGATGACATACTTAATTCAAAGAGAGTTTGAATCTAATCCTGAGCGAGTGGGAGAGGTTAACCCTGCAATAGATTATTTAAACGATACTATTAAAAATGAAAGGAAACAAGGTAATGATGGTGAGGCTGATATGCTTCAAAACATAATAGATAAATATTCTATAGAGGGAGAAATATCTCTTGATAAGATATATAAATCTTTTAACAAGGCAGAACTAAACGGCATTAAAGTTATTGATGAAGTAAATAAAGAGCTAACTGATATAGCAGAGTTTACTTCAGGTGTAGTAAGAGGAAAGATAATAAGTCCTATTGTAGACTACATTCATATGTGGGTTAAACAAGATAATACAAAGCAACAATTTGAAGATAAAAACTCTGACTTTAATTCTTACATGAAGGGTACTAAGCCATCTACAAAAGCTAAAAACTTAGAGGAAAGAACAAAAGGTTCTAAGGCTATAAATTTTGATCCCTTTGGAGCAACAAGAAGAGGAGCAAGAATGACCTTGCTTGATTACCACATGACACCTGTAGTGAGAGAAACAAACAGAACTCTTAGAAAGACAGAAGATATTTTAGAAGAGGATAACAAACAAACAAGGGAGATATTTAGAGGGGTTAAGGCAGCATACGATCAAGTAGTAGAGGATGTAATAGGAAGAGGATTTAATAGTAGCTCAGTAGGAGATAATGTTATTAAGTATATAGCGAAGACAGGTTATCGAACAATGCTTTCGAGTCCTGCAAGAATGACATTAGAATTTATCACCAACCTTCTTAATGCAGGCGTTATAAATCCATTAGGGTTTGCTAAAGGGTTTAGTGTGATGAGTAAATTAAGCGGACAAGAGCAGGCGGAGCTTCTTAGAATTTTAGAATCAAAACAACAAACAAGATTATATTCGGATGCTTTAAAAGGAAGAATGGTAGATACAAGTATTATTGAATCAAAAGCAGGAATACAAAACACAAAGCTGAAAGGAGAGATAATTAATAGAGCATCTCAAATTGGATCTCATCTTAGAAAATATCCTTCGGGTATAGAGTTTATAGCTGACACCATGATTACCACTCCGGATAAAGCGGTAATGCGACCTTTGTGGTTAGGAACTTTTAGTAGAGAGTTTAAAAAAATAACAGGCAAGGAAGTAGACATGGATAAAGTTCTTGCAAAGGATGAGGCATACTTAAATAAAAACCAAGAGGCACTCGATAAGGCAACTGAAGTAGCTGATAGAGATAGTATATTTTCAGGATACACTGACAATCCTTTTATGAAAGTTATTAGTGGAACAAAAAGAGCAGATGATGGAGCAATAAAAAAAATGTATAAAGACTACAACAGGTTTATGTTAAGTTTTTTATTGAACGAATATGAAACGACAAGATATTCTATTAATGTTCTGTATGAAGGAGGAGAAATATCAAGAATAAAAGCAGGGCAACTATTAGCCGCTACTACCTCACGTATGGTTTTATATACTTCTTTGATTGGATTAGTAGGCAACGTCTTTGCAGACTTTATAAGAAGTATGTTCGGAGTTGACATGGAAGACGAAGAAGAAGAAAAAGACTTAACCCTGTCAATAGGTCAAGGATTGGTTTCTACTTTTAATACCTTAGCTTTTGGAGCATCTTACGGACAGTTTATGAGAAGTATAATTAATAACCCTTACTTTGGAACTGAATACTTTAATGAAAAATATCTTACTGCTCTACAAGAAGGAGAGTACGATCCATACAAAGATGCTATAGGGTTCTCTGCATTCACTAAACCTACAGGACAGGAAAAATATAAAGGAAAAGATCCTTTCAAATTTTTTGTAAACTTTTTAGGTCCTTACTCTCCTCTAGCAAAAACAGCAGCTAAAGGATACACCATGCTAACAAGAGAAGAGGAGGCTAAAGAAGAAGAAACAAAAGCAAGAAGATCTCAAGAAAAAATACTTCTAATAATGCAAGGCTTAGGTCATTTTAACTTAATGCCTTTCTTTAAAGATGTCAACAAGGCATACACAAGAGAAGTGTATAAAGACTTTAGAAAGGCAGAGAAGCAGATGAGTGACCAAGAAATGTTTCAAGAATATCTAGAGTCTAAAAGAAAAAAGAAGAGTAAGAGAAAGAAAAGCAGTTTGTTTAAAAGAAAAAAGAAAAGCAGTTTGTTTTAATAATACTTTACGTATTTAAATGACTTGTTGAATTTAAAGTAAGCCATTAGCTCCTGATCGTTGACCGCTCCTTCACGTGGTGGTCTGCCTCCCCACATTACCTCTCCCTTTAATATTCTAACAGGTGAGTAGATGAGACCATCATCACACGCCCATATCATTATAGGGTTCAGCCTCTTGTCTGATAGCTTAACCAACTTACGTAAGGCTACAGGTAATGGGAATGCTTTGTTCATATTGCAATGCCTACCCTTAATCTCAGCATAGGCTATCAGCTCACCCTCTTCATTGAAGATCTTATAGTCAATGTCATTATCACCTAGCTTTTCAAATGATCCTTTGAAGATGCGAACAAAAGCCTTGACGGCTTTACGCTCCCTCTCAATATCTGCAGTGGTTTCAAATCTCATAGGTTCATCATGCAATTAAAGGCAGTGTGCCCACCTATTACTACTCCAACCCCTATCGCTTGCTTCTTAAAGTTCTTTGCATAAGCAGCGGCATATGAGGTCCTATCCAAACCACACCCCACTTGCATTCCAAATATTTTTTTATGTGTACCTACAGACCACTCTGTATATGCCTGTGTATGTATATGACCCTGACACGTGGAAAACATATCGTTCTTTGCACGAGTCCTTGCTGTGCCACCCTCACCATGTACGTACTGCACATCATCATACACCACCCTGTCCTGCCAATTCCACTTAGTTCCAAGCACATCATTGTATGACTTGATCCACTGCTTAGGTATGGATGAAGAGAAAGCTCTTCTCATTATCATGCGATCATGGTTGCCTATGATCACATCTGCTTTCTTAAATGATTCTTTCCATGGCTTTAGCTTCCTGATGGCTGAACTCAACTCATCTCCTCCACCCATAGCGTTAGGGTCTGTCTCATGATAGCTTGAGTAGTGGTTGTCAATAATGTCTCCAATAAATATTGTGTGGTTGCAGTTGTATATATTATATATGTGTTGACAGAACTCTAGGTAACCATCCTGAATGAAAGGAGCGTGTAAGTCTCCTATCACTAAGACTCTTCTTTCTTTTTTATTTAAGTTCTCAAAGGCTTCTAGTCTTTTGCCTTGCAACCTTGGTCTAATTGATGTCATCTTGTAACGAATCTAATAAAACTTGTAGGCTTTTAATCTGTTCTTTTACCACAGACTTTAAGTCCTCATACTCTCTGTCGATTAAGTGTTCGTAGATTTGATTATTTGTTTCGTGCAGCTCCTTCATCATCATATTTATATGACGTAATCTTTCTCGCTCTACTGCAGATATGCTCATTGAATTGTATCCATGGTCTCCATATAAAAGCGACCTTGAGTTTCATTTACTTTTCTTATTCTTTTATAAATTGATTTAGACATTCTCTTAACTGCATCCTTCTCTGCCTTAGTGGAGTCGCTACCAAGATGTGCATATAACGCACAGTCTATTCGTAGTAGCTCATCAAGTTTTTGCTTGTCTGTCCAAGAAGAAAACTCTACAATCTTATCTATGTCTTCAAACTTATAAGTCATCTAAACAAATATAATAAAAAAATAACACAAAAAAAAGGGGGCATTGGCGTATGTCCCCCTCTCTTTTATTTGCTAAAATAAATAGAAAAATATATGAGCATATAAATGTAATAATTATTTTCTATATCTCCAAGATTTTTTTAACAGCTTGGATCCGCACTCAGTGTTTTCTATCTCCGATAAAATAGAATTAAAGATTTTATTTTCTCTATTAATCCTTCGGTTTTCTTTGTCGGTTAAATACAATTTATACTGTATCTCTCCGGCATCCCTTCTGATTATCTCAACCTCTTCCTCTAAGAGTTCATATTCTTTTATAGATATTTTATTATCTTCTACCTTAACGTATGTGTATTTAGGTGTTAGCATAAAAGTAATCCCAATAGAAAACAATACGCATAGTATTAAATACTTTAGCTTTATATTTCTATTTATGAAATTAAATTTAGTGCGTGTCATTATTATTGTGTCTTCTTGGAAGGCGATTTAATTTTACTGATCTCCTCTTGAATAGCTTTCTTACTGTTCTTTGCTTTGCTGTTCCATATGTCCCACCAATCTTTAAACTTGTCCTCTTGTTGCTCACCAAGATCTTCAACTGAAATAATAATCTCAGGTTTTACTTTTCTGATGGCATCTGATTTGCTATCGGCAGGGATCAAAGTGTAATGGGTTACATACCCTGTTGGTTGTTGTTGGCTGTGTGTGATTTTAAATACGTTCATCTGATAAAATTTGATTTAAATTAATATAATCGAGATAGTCATCCACATCTATCTCCTCTATGCTTATGTATATTGGGACATCTCCCTGTTGTTTTAAGTATTCGATCTCAAAGTATAAAGGCTCATCAAGTTTTACTACACCACCTACCTTCTGTGCCCATCCATCTTTCTCAGGTAACAAGGGTGCATTAACATCAACCTGATTGGCTATGTTCAATGAATAGTGAAGCTCATAATCTTTTAGCTGATCAATGAATTGCATATCAACCTCAAAGTTATTCTTTTGCTCCTCTATATATTTCTGTTCTGCATCCATGTTCTTTTAGTTCTTTTAATCTATACTCCTGTAGCTTTGACACCCTACCTTTTGGTGTCTTCACTTCGCTGAATAAAACATCACAATCTTTTGGTATGGCTATGATGTCAGGTATTCCATTCTTGTTAGTCTTTACTAACTTAATAACGTAGTATCCTTCAGCTTCAAGTTGTTTGATTCGTTTAGATTGGATTTGTTGCTCAGTCATTTAATGTAAAGATACAAAATCCTTTTAGAAAAAAATTAAAACTACACTCCGACATAGATTTGATTCTCTAACTCTTGAATCTCTTTCTTAAAATGGTTTAGCTTTGCATATGCATGGTTCAGTGAGTCTGTTAATTCTAACTTTAACTCTATTAAGTTTTTAATCTTTTCTTCTTTCTGTTGTATCACTTCATACATATGTTTTATTTGTTCTTCAGGTGTCATATAAATTGTTTTTTAAAATGGTTAAGTGTATAATCTTTCTTTTTGGTTACAGATTTATATATCTGACTCTCAATACCACCTTTAGCAAAGATCCAATACACATCGTTATGTAACCTGTCTTTAGTGGTCATTCTATCTCTGCTCTGCCAATAAGACGTAGCACTAAAGTCAATGTTGTAATACACAAGTGCTGATGCCTGTCTCAATGACAGCCCCTCCCTACCACTAACAATCTGCAGGGCTATTGACTTGTCAGTAGATTCAAACTCACTAAGCTCAGTGGTAAGCTCATCACCAAACACATCCTTCATTGCCTTGAGTTCTGCTGTAAACTTGTAGAAGATTCCAATCTTCTTGCCCTTGAAATGTTTCTTAATAAACTCAGCCTTACTATAGTCCATCACCATAGAGCTACCTGACTCAAACTTCACTGTGCCTGAGAACATCTGATGTAACTTCATCATTAGCTTTACAGGAGTGTCAGCAAGAATGATTTCCTTCTTTCCCTCGATCACCAAGTCCTTTTGCAATCTCTTAGTCATGTCATAAGTATATGGTTTCATCTCTACCTCCAATACTTTCTCTGTAGTCTTGACCTTAAATCCTGCGTTCTCCTGCGTGAAACGGATAGTGTATGGTGTCATACTATCTATAATTGTTTTAAGCCCCTTAGAATAGTCGTTAATGAACATTCCGTTTATTTTTTTCTGTGTTACATTTACATACTCATGAGCAAACTTGTAAAAGTTTTTGCAATGCTTGAAGGGATTGTTAGGAATACCATACACCTGATGGTACATCTGTGAGTAAGACTCAGGTGTAGGTGTTCCCGACATCAATATAACTTTGCTATTGCATTTTTGTATCATCTCCTTTACTGCCTTTGCTCTTTTGTTTGGCTTGGCAAAAGCACCAAGACTATGTGACTCATCACATATGATTACATCCCACTTGACAGGCGGTAGCTTGTGCATACTCTCATAGTTAATGGTAAACAATGCAAAGTTTGTGGGGCATAACATATCAAAGTCAGATGTGATTGAGCTGATCGCCTTCTTCTTGGTTAAGAACAACACGTTATCAACATTAAGTTGTTCACAAATCCCTAGGCTTGTTAGTGTCTTACCTGTCCTGACTTCCATAGCAAGGTATAAGAAGTTGTGTGCTTCTATTATAGATGTTCCTCTCTGTATAATATCTAATTGATAATCTCTGTATTCTATCATAGCTTTAGTGTTCCTGTTTCTTCTACGTCTTGAATGCGTAAAAATATTATCCACTTACCATGCTTGTCTCTTCCGTCTTTTGGTTCAACGCCATGGTGGTACTTTCCATAATCATTTAACCATCTATAAAATTCAGTACGTGAGATTTTCATATTACCTCTTGATGAATAGTCAGGGTAGTCCTCAATAAACTCCAAGTACAGGTCCTGCTTGTATGTTTTGGTGTTGGGTGTAAGTAAAGTATTGAAAGGATAGCCCTCAAGTAAACCACACCACTCTAAGAAGTCTTTACTTGTATCTCTAATTAGATTTTTTAAGTTAGCATTAACAAGATCACTCTTGACAAAACCTTTCTCTAAGTAGAACTGCAAACAACTTATCATATAGTTATCAAATATACACCACTCATCATCATCCCAATCCCCAAACATTAACTTCTTAAACTCATCAAGAGGGGTGAAGTGCTTGGAGTAGTATTGATGTAGCTCAAGCTCCCACTTACGCCTTGCAAATGAATTACCTGATCCCTTGATGGTATAGTTGGTTGTGATAGCAATCTTAGGAGACTTAGCAAATGGTATCTTAATAGCATCCTTGTTCTTCTTCTCAAGTGTCAACCCCTCAGTTACTACTGAGAATAATCTTTCAAAGTCAAAGTGTTTCTTCACATCATCAAAGCAAAGTATTTGCGTGTCTGCTGATACAAGTTGGTATGCGAAACTCTTTTCAAAAGCAAATGACTTGCCATCAATCACCACCACCTTCTTCATCTTCTGTAATGCATTCATAAACAACCCCTTACCTGTACCACCCTCAGGGTTATCAGAGATAGCTTCATCATTAAGTATTACTGCAGGGCAATAGCTGAGGTTCTTATACCCATGCATTAAATATCCTATCGTTGATTCCATAGACAAGATACGCTTCTCATCCTTGTTGCATATGTTACCGATAAATGTTTTGTAATCACAGTCATTTGATTTACATATGCTAAAGTTCCTATCAATGATATGATCCTTCCATACGTACCCACCCAAGTCTAAATAGTCTAATGGTATTACCTTGTCCTTAGTTATTTTTACTGCACAATTTCTGTAGTACAAATACGAGGTGTGCTTGGTGTCCTCAATAAAATACACATCAATAGATGAGAGCAATGTTAAGAACTCATCCTTGAAGAACCGAGTGTTGTCAGCAAAATAATTGTATATACTTATATCATCTAACTCAATAAGGTGTTCAAGTATAAAATCTTTTATCTCCTTCTCTGAGGTGTGGTCTATTAGATTGTTAACCACTCTAACAAATACATAGTTCTTACTACCCTCAGGACAATACTTATAAAAGCCATTGTCCTCCAAGAAAAGTTTGAATAGCATATGAACTATCTTGATTGTGCCCTTGTCATTCTTCGTCCAAAAGGTCATCTTATCATTATCCTCCTCAGCCCTGTTCAATACTGCCTCAATAACATTATCCTCTATGTCCTTGTCCTTCAGCTCATCCCTTACTTCTTTCTTTGACATACCACGCTTGAGCTTTACCTTGATCGTGTTCACTCTCTCCTCATCCTCATAATACTTTGTGCCAAAGTTCTGAGTGTTTGAGTATGCTGAGTCAATCGTTCTGATTATCTCACGTTGATTAAAGTCTTTAGTTGCATACTGATTAAGTACGTACTTAGCTAACTCTCTGTTGATTCCAAAGTCATTAAACGCTGAAGCTAGTACAAAACAATTTTGATTACGTTGCCCCTCTTCCATTGGGAACTTCTTTACCCACCACTTAACAAGTATATCTACTATCTTATTCTCATCTGTTATGGGTATAGTAGCTACATCTCTGTGTTTATTCACTTCCTTGTACTCCGGCTCCTCGATCTTATCCCATACACTTGAGTTGTCATTGATGTGTATCAGTGGATCATAACTCTCATAGCATACCCTTGATACATTCTTACAAGTCTCATCAAAGTATTCTGAATTGAAATATGTTTTAAGTGAATTGAAATAGTTAGTGTGATTGGTTTCATCTATGGGTATTTTTACTAGTACCTTTAGTCCATTACCTGATGGTGATAAGAATACTGAATAGACAAATGTATTCTCACTATACTTTTGTTTTGCCTCAAGTAAATCTTTCTTCTTCTCAAAGCCATCAAAGTCTAGGCATATCAAACCACTATGCTGAATTAGTGAAGCATCATTTCTTTTAGTGAACTTTCCTGAGAAACATATCGCAGGTAACTTCTTCTTTAATTCTTGACGTTCAGATTTATTATTCTCATTACGTATGTTCTTCACTAGTTCTTTGCTAGTGCCGTTTTTTATTCTATCCAATATATCTGCTACATCCCTGTAAAATGGGGTGCTTGTGTCCTTTATGGACTTGAATATTGTTATTAAGTGTGTCATGTTGATGTCGTTTTTATGTTGATTTTATATATGTAACTCATTGATAATCAGAGGGGGTGTTGATAATGTTAATTTTTCTTTCTCATATAAGGGGATTAAAAATAAAAAAAATAAGAACACTATAGAGAGTAGTGTAAAGAAAAAATCAACACCTCAACATCGGTAAAAAAGGGAGGAACCACCCTCCCTTATAACCATGCAAGGATAATTATTAGAAGGGCAGATCATCTGTTTTCTTTACTGCCTTCTCTTTCTTTTCACTTGGCTCCCAAGTGTCTAGTTCTACGTAGAAATTACCACTACGTGCTTTATTAATGTTGAGGTTGATCCAACCATTCTTCATGTTCTTTTTAATGAATGGTCCTGCATCTTCAACCTTAATACTAACCTGACCTACTACAAAGTCAGGTGCGTTTTCTCTTCTCTTAAATGAGAATCCATCTGCAAAAATTTTATCTTCTGCCATAATATAAATTTAATTTGTCCCAAGATTATTTAGTTCACAAGGCATCAGGATGGTTGAGACATCCACCTAATACTCCTGTATATTTTAAAGTGTTTGATTGATATAGTAATTGTCTAGGTCATCTGTTGGATTGTCTCCAAAGAACTTATTGTAAACCTCAATAGCCCTTTCAACTTTCTCCTCACCACCCATTACAAAATCTTCTGATGGTTTATACATTCCAAGTTGATGTGTTATCTTATCCACTACTAAAAATATTAGTGGCTTACCAAATAGTTGTTGGTATATATAACACTGACTATCATAGTTGTACTTACGTGCCGACCATCTAAAGTCTTGTATGTTTGAGGTAGTCTTTAGATCAATCACATTAGTTGGCGTGATGATGTCTGCCTTACCTTTCCATAGCATACCTTTGATAGTATCAACAGCAGGTTGTTCATAACTACTACCCTCTTGTGTTATCATATCAAAGAAGTCAATGTTACCTCTGATTGTTTTCACAATTTGTAATATGTTCTCACACTCCTTAGATAGTAAAGCCACTTGTACATTATTGTCTGCAATAAATTCTTTGTATGCTTTTGAGTTACGTGATGATACGTCAGCACATAAAGTCTGCATTGCTTTGTCGGGCTCAAGCAATAACTGATGAAAGTATCTACCCTCAGCAAAGTTTTTGTTATCCTCTTGAGGCACTCTAAACATTTTAGGATTCTTTAGTAGTGTTCCTATGTCTGAGTTGCTAAGGTATTGCCTACCTATATCTCCATAATAGTTAGCATCATCTTTAAGTATTTCAATGATGTCCTTTGTTGCTATCTCACTCATTCTCTTCAGGTTTTAATGGTTCGTAAATAGTATGTCCAAGCAATTCTCCTTGATTAAAATGTGCAATGTACTCTAGTTGATTACTAGGATTGTAATAATACACATCTCCTGTTATTGATTGAAGAGTATCTACTATTAATTTTAACTCTATAAAATATTCTATACTTCCATTATCAAAGTAAGTTGTATCATTCACACTTAATGTATCTCCCATCTTAACATTTATATCTTCTCCGTTATCAGAGTAAAATATAATATTTTGTTCATCATTAATATACCCTTTTGGTTTTTCATATTCCTGTGCATACATCATTGATGACACTGAGAATGTTATTATTAAAATTAGATTTTTCATTTGATTAGTTTTTTAATTTCAGTTTTTACTTTAGGCGTTACATTATATTTTCTTTGTAACTGATCCACAATTTTTGTCAATCCCATTTCTTTATTTGCTCCTACATATTTCAATACCTTCTCCCAATTATCATCATTGATATTTAGTTCAATGGTTTTCTTTTGTGTAGGCAAAGGTGTTACTTCGGGCAGATCTTCTCCCGTCCATAAGCTTAACCCAAGACCATGCATAGCTATTGCTTTTGCAGTTGACCTTTGTATTGTTTTATTTACATCCATTGATGTAATGTTATCGACTTGGATTGATTTGTTTCTGTAGTCCATTACAGGTAGGTAGTCTATATGTTCTATGTCATCCACTACTATTCCTACTTTTACATAAGCATAGTTGCCATCCGTAAAATAGTTTAGCCCTGTGTGATCATGTTCATATACTTTCCTTTGTGCTTTAGGATATTTTGTTTTGAGCATAGCCCATGCATTAGCCCATGATAAGTAGTCAAGTTGTCCCTTGCGCTCTATCTTATCTCTTACTGCAATACTACTTAGCGTTGCGAATACTGATTTTGTTGTTGCCATTTGATTTGATTTAATTTATTAATAATTTATTTAATTTATTTGATGCTCTTCTGTAAGATTCAATTAGACTTAACCTTGCTTTTTTGAGTGTCTTGATATGCTTATCATTCTTTCTTGTGTTTACTTCGTTACGCATTTTATTTTCTACTACTCTAAGTTTTCTTTTGTAGTTAATCAATGCTAACTTATGTACACCTATTACCCATCCGTACTCATAAAAGGTTTGGTATTGTTCTTCACTTATCTCTTGATAGAAAACACCTATCGTGGTATTGAATATGTGAAATGTATTATCTTCTTTAGTTATTTTTATTCCTTGTCTTAACCTTGCTTCATATCCTACACCATCAATATTTATACTGACTTCATCTGTGTTTGCTTGATTAAATATGTCAGTTAGTTTGTACATTTTCTTATATCTTCAACCAAGTCTTTCATATCTAAGTCATTCTCTAGGTGTCTGTTGATCTTTTTAACACCATAGATTACATTTGAATGGTCTATCTTATACCCATTATCATCCATAAACTTTTGTATGTATGTAATTTTAATTGGGCTTTCTCTATTTGCACATAGCCAATACAATAAATGCCTAGCATCTGCACACTCCGATCTTTTGTCCTTAGTGAATAGTAAGTCGGTGTCTATTTCGTATGCCTTGCATACACTCTTCACGTACTTATTGAATATTTTCTTTTTCATTTGATTTAATTTTTAGTTGTTCATTTTTTATCTCCTCATCATACTTACCCTCATTTGTTTCTTGTTCTCTTATCTCTATAAATTTTTCTTTTACTTTGCTCATCTTAATTTAATTTAGTTTTAATTATTTCTTTTACTTGATTGTTCCAAAAGTATTCTTCTGCATTTGCAAGTGTCGTTGTTAAGAACACCACTCCATTACACTTAACATAATACTCATCAGTGTTTAGGTATTGTATATAAAGGTCATCAAAGTATTTAATTATAAACTTACAATCTTTATGTAGCAAACTTTTATCAATGCCCTTGCTATCTAATGATATTGCCCTTGCCATTTTTCTAAAGTCTTTCAATTCAATCTCATCTTTTTTATCAGCCAACCTTTGTAGCTTACGTATGTACTCTATATTAGGTCTAAGTCTTAACTTCTCTGCTATTATTTCTGTGAATAAAAAGTTCATTACTTTATTATTGTTTGTATAAATATAGTTATTTGTTTTCATAATTCAAAATTAAATCTTCTGTACCACTTACCATCAATTAGTTTCTTATCTGATTCTTTCCAATCGTTTCTGTATTGTGTAGGTAGATGCCCTGCTTCAATAACTATTGGTAGCTTAAGATGAAGTGCTTCATCTATTTCAAGTGCACTCTCTAGGTGTGATTCTGTTTCATCATCATGCAGTGCATAAAGATCAATGATACCCAATAGCTTATCAGCTATCTCTGTTACATCAATGAAAACAAAATTATCTTTCTTTGTTATTATTAATCTGTTCATATCTATTTATTTTTAGTTAAAAATTTAAACGCTTCTTCTATACTTTTAAATAATGGTGTATCAGGATTCTCATCATATAATTCTTCTGAAATCTCATCCCACATTGACCACAGTATAGTCCTTTCATTATCCTCAATAGTCCAATAGTTATCTCCCTCATTGAACGGGTATTTATTTTCTGTTTTCATATCTATTTATTTTAATTGTTATAATCTTCCTTTGTCATTATGTAAGTATTAAACCATTTAATGATTGATTCAGCACCCCAACAATGCATTGATGAGTTCCCATCCTCTGAACATACCCATCCATCATTTAAGTTTACCCAATAGTCCAAGCCTCTATCCTCATCATTACATTCGCTAAACAATTCTCTTACGGCTTCGTGTTCTGATAATTGTTTTAATGTTTTTACTTTTTTCATATCTATTTATTTTAGTTGTTATTTACACAATGCTTACACTAATATAACGAATTAATTACACATAAGTTACACATTGATTTGTTAAAAAATGTTAAAATTTATTTAACTTCCTGTTAGTCAGCACTTTAACTATAAGATTTTTTCTTTCTGTTATTTCAAAGATCATCTTCATGTATGCCCTTTCGTGTGCTTCATATTTACTATCGGCAATACCTCTCCACACTTCTTTGTTGTTCTGTTTGTTTACTACTTTATAATGTTTCATTTATTTTAGTTTATATATTCTTATTTTGTATCTCAATATATTCAATCTGAATATTGTTTTATATCTGCTCATGTTATTAACTTCCTGTTTTATTTCTAAATATTCCTTTAGCTTCTGCCTGTTCGTCAATCATCTCAAAGATTGTTTCCGTCATCCACTCACTTTGCATTGCACTATCCAAAACATTTAACGCTTCTTCCGGTGAACAATAGAAGGTTTGTGTAACATCATCAACGTGCCATAAGTTTTCGGTATAGTAACCTCTTAACTCTAACTCTTTCCTCAAGTCCTCGCTTGATACCTCTTTTAAATCTATTTCTTTTTTCATATCTATTTGTTTTTATGTTATTTCGTTTTCGCAATGCCTTGCACATTCTTTACTGCAAAACTTATCATCTTCTTCAATCTCTTCTCCACAATAGCAGAAGCTTTCTTCTTCATAATCCTCCAAGAAACTTTCTATCTCACTTCTCAATTCAGAAAATTCTTCTCTGCATTTTTGTGATTTTAAAAGTGATGCGAGTAACTCACTATTAATATCTCTTGGTGCATATCCGTATTCATCTGCTATCTCCATGCTCTCCTGTAGGCTTCTATCATTCAGTTTTAGATATTCAATAGCATTTGAATAATATATTACCTCTTGTTCAAATGCTCCCTTATCTTCTAGTTGTTCATATAGCTCATCATAGTTTTCAATATCTTCTGCATAAACATATTCATTAATACTAAAGTCTAATTGCTCACTTAACTCTTCAAAAAATTTTTCTTTCTTATTCATATCTATTTATTTTTAAAGTTCATATTGGTTTAATATCTTATTAATCTTTTTTGTATGCAAACTTTTAAGGTAAGTTGCTTTAATCATTCTTTGCAACGTATATTTGAATGAGTTTGCATTTCCTAATCTTATTGTGGTTTCTTTGTCTTTTTCTCCTACGTCTACATATTCATATGGATCGTATTCTGCTTTTGAATTTAGTATTGCTATGAATTTTTCTATCTCATTGTACAATTCATCTTCTGCTTTTTGCAGTATTCTTTCATTTAATTTATCTGTTGTCATATCTATTTATTTATTTGGTTTAACATCATATACTTCTCCGCTCAATCCATAGTCACAAGTCCAATCAATATCTTGTAGTTCAAGTTTAATCCTTACACATTCTCCGTATAAGTTTTTGTTGTCATCCCAAGAGTCTACTATATCTTTGACCTCTTGTGGAAAGTTATCATATTCTTCTTTCTTATTCATATCTATTTATTTATTTGGTTTATAATTGTATTTATTTTATTTAATGTTTCATATTGGTTTACCTGTACACTACTTGCTATCTCAATGAAGTAACAATCATCTTGGCTTACTAAGTCCATGTATGTCATCTTTGTTTCCTCTTGATTCATTTGTATTGATGTTGATATATCAAATAGTTCTTTCAATAATTCTTTCTTTGTCATGTCTATTTATTTTTAGTTTTTTAATAATTCATAAATACTGAATAGACAAACACAGTTGTTTTGATGGGTCATCATCTATAAAATAATAACCTTCTTTTACACACCATTTTTTAGCTTGTTTCCAACTATCTGCAATGTATAACCTTTCTGTTTGATTATTTTCTATTGTGTAAACTGTCCATTCAAACCCCCTTAAAACTTGTTCGCTATCAAAATAATGTTTGTTATCTAAATATATTGATGCGGGTGCATTTGTGCGTAACACTATAAAAGCAATTTTTCTTCTTTTTTCTATAAGTATATTGCTTTTTGAATTAACCCACAAT